GCGATATGGGCCGCAGACTTCCTCCTACAACAAAAGGTAATTAAACGTGTTCTCATAGTGTGCCCGTTGTCGATTATGGAGTCGGCATGGGGTGGAGACCTGTTTAACTTTGCCATGCACCGGTCAGTAGACATAGCGCATGGCTCCAAGAGAAAACGACAGCAGATCATAAACGGCGATGCCGAGTTTGTGATAATTAATTATGACGGCATAGAGATCGTAGAAGAGGAGATAGCTAACGGTGGGTTTGATCTGATAATCATAGACGAAGCTACCCATTACAAGAACGCACAGTCCAAACGATGGAAGGCAATGAACAGGCTCCTCACCCCAGACATTTGGCTCTGGATGATGACCGGCACTCCTGCTGCACAAAGCCCGCTAGATGCTTACGGGCTAGCTAAACTTATAAATCCCAAAGGTGTGCCTAGATTTTTCGGGGCTTTTAGAGAGCTAGTAATGTACAAGGTTACTCAGTTCAAGTGGGTGCCAAAACCTAATTCTATAGACGTAGTATTCAACGCACTGCAACCCGCCATACGGTTTACCAAAGAGGAGTGTTTGGATTTGCCAGACATGACCTACGTGAAACGTGAGGTAGCACTGACCCCACAACAGAAAAAATACTACGACATATTGCGTAAGCAGATGATGGCAACAGCCGATGGTGAACAGATAAGTGCTGCCAACGCTGCGGTTAACATGAACAAGTTACTGCAAATATCTTGTGGTGCCGTGTACACCGACACTGGAGAAACGGTGGAGTTCGATATAAAGAATCGATACAAGGTGCTGAGAGAAGTTATAGACGAGTCAAGCCAGAAGGTTCTTATCTTTGTACCGTTCAAACACGTCATTGATTTACTTGAAGAGAAGCTAACCAAAGACGGTATCACCAGTGCAATCATCCGAGGCGATGTGAGCGCATCAAAGCGCACCCAGATATTCAAAGACTTCCAGAGTAAAGAAGACCCAAGAGTTCTTATCATACAACCACAAGCTGCTGCTCATGGTGTAACACTTACAGCCGCTAACACTATTGTTTGGTGGGGGCCAGTGTCCTCTTTGGAAACTTACGCACAGGCTAACGCTAGGGTACACAGGTCGGGACAGAAGCACCCCTGTACCGTAGTGCAGTTGCAAGGTTCCAACGTAGAGAAACGTATTTATAAACTTTTAGACGAGCGAATAAACATACATACAAAAATAATAGATTTATACCAAGATGTGCTTGAAATGTGACAATAAAGGCACTATAGTTCACAGAACAACAACATAAGTACGGAGAATGATGAAAATGAGTAGCGATCCAAACGATCTTGATCGTCTGGTGAAGGTCTTCATTCGCATTCGAGATGAGAAGGCTGAGTTAGCTAGAACCTTTCGAGCGCAAGAAGAAACACTGGATGCCAAATTATCTGTCCTAGAAAACGAGTTCAACAAGCATTGCGAAGAGCACGGTGTTGAATCTGTTAAAACTAAGTCAGGTACCTTCTACCGCTCAACCAGAAGCAAGTTCTGGACTAGCGATTGGGACGCAATGAACAGATTTATGCTAGAGCATGAATGCGTGGACTTGTTAGAGAAGCGCATTCATCAAGGCAACATGCGTCAGTTTTTAGAGGAAAATCCTGAACTACTACCACCGGGATTGAATTGCGATACCGAATATAGAGTGACTGTACGGAGGAAAAAATGACCGAGAGCTATGTTCCTATTGAGGAATTGGCGAAACACTTGTCTGTAAAAGCTAAAACAATACGGCAATGGATTGCAAAGGGGTACATACCTAGTGAGACCTACATAAAGGTCGGGTATACGTATCGGTTTAGCATTCCACAAGTAGTGGCCGCATTAAAACAAGAAGCACCCCCAACCGAAGATAAACTTGAAAACGAGTCAGTGCGACAGCAACTGGATTTATGAGAGGATGATTTATGAGCGAAGTAGCTTTGTTTGACAATATGCCGGATGAGTTTAAGGAACTCCTAGGGCAACTGGAAGTAGATACTAATGCCGCAGGTAGAGCCACCACCGGTGGTGTAAACAGACTATCTATACGTGGTGGCGTGTTTCGTAAAGTGGTAAACGGGCAAGAAGTAGGTGAATTGGAAGATCGCGCGATTAAAAGTGTGATTGTAAAGTCTGCACCCATATCGCGCATGTACTATGCCGGACAGTATGTGGCGGGGCAAAATAACCCTCCCACTTGTTGGTCATCAGACACCAATACTGGCAAGCCTTCCGAAGATGTAGCCAGAGATGACGTTCAGTCACTGTCTTGCTTTGACTGTCCAAAGAACATCAAAGGCTCTGGTATGGGTGAAGGGCGTGCCTGTAGATTTCAACAGCGTGTGGCTATCTTGTTGGCTAATGCCGAAGGCAAGGTGGTATCCAAAGAAATTTACCAACTGTCTTTACCCGCTACTAGTGTGTTTGGGGATGACAAGCAGAAGATGGGCCTACAGTCCTATGCTAGATTTCTTAATTCACAAGAGAGACCGGTACCTCTAGCGTCTTTACTTACAGAGATTCGTTTCGATACAGATAGTTCTACACCAAAACTTTGTTTTAAGCCGTTGCGTGTACTAGAGCAGTCAGAATTAGAAGCTGCCGTAGAAGTCCAACGTGATGAGAAAACAGCAGAGTTAATTAAACTCACTGTAAAACCGAAAGAGGAAGCTAGCACTCCAGCTTTGACTAGTGATAAAGTCGATCCCCCTGCCGCTATCTTTCAGCAGCCGGAAGAGCCAAAGCAGGAGGCTAAAGAAGAACCTGTCGAAGAACCCAAGGTTAAAGCTACAAAGAAGTCTAAGGTCGAAAACGTACCTGCTGGCGATGTAGACCTTGCGAGTTTGTTAGATGAGTATGATGACTAAAATAAGTAAAGGCACCCTACGGGGTGCCAAATATTTGGGTTTGTTATGGAAACCAAACAGTTTCTCAGTACCGTGCTGGGGGATGAAGGGCATTACTGCGTACTAGGATTAAAGGATAAAGCAAGAAAACAAACTTTCTACAACTCTATAGATTCATTAATTGACGCAGCTACTGAACTCGACAATGACGGGTTCAATGCTTACTTTGCTCTAGCCACATTCAAAGAGGCAGAAAACCGTACATCAGAAAACGCATTGCAACTACGTGCGTTGTTTTTAGATTTGGATTGCGGAGATGGCAAACCGTATAAAACAAAAGCGGAGGCACTAGCTGCCTTACTGGGTTTTTGTAAAGCATACGAATTGCCTGCTCCATCCAGTGTAATTAATTCTGGTTACGGTTTACATGTTTACTGGGCGTTGTCACGTCCGTGCCTACGTGCCGATTGGTTACCCGTTGCCGAACGATTGAAGGCAGCGTGTCACAGTCATGGTTTGTACGCAGACCACTCTGTTACAGCAGATGCTGCACGAATACTACGCCTACCGAATACGCACAATAGGAAGAATGGCAGTGCGTTGCCGGTACAAATAGAACGGTGCAAAGAAACGTACACAGACCTAGAGGATTTTGCGTCTAAGCTGCCAGAGACATCGATACCAGTTACTGCTGTAAGAGACTTTACAGAAGCTGACAAGGAGGACATGGAGCGTGCAGCAGGTTTTGATGGTAAATACGAGTACAGTTTTCATGAGCTACTACAACTATCGGGCGTAGATAAAGGCTGTAACCAGATAAAACGCGCCATACTTAACCCAAATGATGTTACGTATGACCAATGGCTACACCTGCTTGCAACGGCAAAACATACAACCGAGGCGGCACAGGCCGTGCATTTGATCTCTAAAGGGTATAAAGACTACGACCCTGAAGAGACCGATAAGATAGCCGAGTCTATAAAAAAGCCACATCTTTGCATCACGTTTGAAAAAGATTGTCCGTCAGGTTGTGAGGGCTGTGTACACAAGGGCAAACACAAAACACCTTTAGGTATAGTACAAAGATTACGCAAAGCTGAAACAAACACGGTGGAGATAGCTGTAAACGAGCAAGCTATCTTAATGGAAGGCGAAGAAATAATAGCGTCTGACCAACAAACCACCTCAAAGACCGCTGTGCATACTGTGCCGGATTATCCGGGGGGATACTTTAGAACGGCTAACGGTGGTGTGGGCCTAGCTACTACAGACGATAAAGGCGAACGGCAAGAGATAGAGATATACGACAGAGATTTGTATGTCACTAGAAGGCTGAAAGACCCTATATTCGGGCCGATATTTGAGTTCAAACACCACACCGCTAGGGAAGGTATACAAACATTTGTAGTTAAAGGTTCTGAGTTGTCTAAGAACGAGAGTTTTAGGACAACTATGGCAATGAATGACATCCATCTACTTGCAGATGACGCAAAGAAACTTATGACTTACGTTAACAAATGGGTAAGACACTTGGTGGATACTGCTGATGCGGTACACGTTAGAACCCAATTCGGTTGGACAGAAAACATGAAGTCTTTTGTTGTGGGTAACAAGGAGATATTCCCGCACGAGATAAAAGAGAACCCTCCCGGTGCGCGTACAGCACAATACTTTTCTATGTTT